TGCTCAACTTTGTCTTTGAACATGCCCATGTGTTTGCCGATTAGCTCAGTGGCTTTATTGGCTCCGTTACTGTCGAATATGTATTCCCCTGTTTCTTCCATCTGCTTTGTCTGTGGATTCCACTTAATCACAGGTTGAGAAACAGATGCCTTTTGCCGTATATCCAATAGCGATAATAGCACCCAGTTCTGATCTACATTCAGCTTTTCAACCCTTTCGGCCATCAATTCCTTAATACGTGCGGAAATGTTGGGGTTTGCTGCCAGTCGTGAAGATTCTGACCTTGCAGTATTATAGCTTTCGCAATCAAAAGCCCTGATATACGCCTGTGTTTGATTCAGGTCAATCAGGTATTCATGGCAAAATAGCTCCTGTTTATCAGTCAGCGGTATGTTAGCTTCTTCACTCATATTTCACTCTGCAATATACGGTGAATTATTTAGATGTGCAAATGCAATTTAAGGTTCGATTTTATACACCATTTCATTCAGTGGTATTCCCTCTATCCTGAAATCAGCCGGGTTGTAATCATTGCAGGCTTCTGCCATATTGGAGTATAGCCTACCGCATTTGATATAAAACGATTCTATGTCTTCAGGTGAATGTATTGCGCCCTGTGAAATATATTCCAGTGCTGCATTTAGCGCGGTTACGGCTTTTTCTTTGGTGTCGAACACTCCAACAAGCACGTGCCTACGGTCTTCGTATTCACCTTTTGAACCTACTACGGTGTACAGTATTGTTTGCATATAGTTGATTTAAGCTCATTACAGCCCCATTACGGGCGTTTTGTTAGGAAATGGTACAAAGTACCGTTAATGTTGTTAAAGTGCCCTGTTGGGGCTAAGAATCATAATTCAGGCAGTTTAGCGTGTGAAAGGATGGTAGCGGCATCGGGCTTGTCGTAAATAACACCTCCCATAACCTGATATGTATGGTAATATCCCTTCCCATCAATATCCACCTTCACCACATACCACTCATCTTCAGTAGGTACGCCGGGGGTGAAGTGGATGGATGGAGTAGCAGCAGACAACACCCCATGAATGTACGCCCTGTGGTACTCAACCCCTTGACATCCTATAAGGCTACATAACGGGTCACCACAAGCCCCTGTTTTCTTTTCTTTCATATTGTATTTAGTTTTAAAGTTAGGTTAATCGCCTACCGCTATGCGCCAGAACCGTATGCCATTTTTGTCTGACCTGCTGGTGAATTGCTGCGTTTTGTATTTCTTATGGTTTGCCGCTCTTAGTGCATTTGATATTTTATTTGCCCCTTCGTCGAATGTAAAATAGACGCTGTCGCCCATAACCATTGTTTCATACATTTCCTTTGCGCTACCTGTTCTGCTATTACGTTCAGGTATCGGTATATTTTTTTCTATGTTCATAATGCAAATGTAACATAAATAATTGTTATTGTAGTTATTTATCCAGCAGAAACAAGAAAACAGCCCAGATACATGTAATTGTTTCTTAATGAAGTAAGCCCAGCAATACTTTCAAGTGGCGGTAACGAAAAAACAGCTTTTTCGGCTCATCCGTTACTGTACCTATATATAATAATAATAATAAGTTTTCTATATTTTCTATAGGTGTTGTTACTGCGTTCCTACGGCCTGTAAGCATTGATTTTCCTGAAGTATATAACACGATATAATGTATCTTTGTCGTTACTCTGTTCCTTTTTGCCTGTTTTTGGCTCATTTAGTACATTTTTGAGTACTCACCTACCCCTGTCTGATTAAATATTTTATTAATACCACGCTTCAAAAACATCTTGCACGCGCCAATAGTAATATTATTTTGTTCCGCTATATGTGTAGCTGTTTTAAGGCTAAATGATTCAGGTAACTCGGAATAGAATTTCTTATGGTGTGCTGATAGCTTATCAATTGGCGTTTCTGGCACCAGTAATTTGATAGCCTTGTGCATGTTACCTAAAAAGTATTCGGTAAGCCGTATGGCCTTCTCAAGTGACAACACGGTTACTTTGCCCGATCTATTCAACCCGTCTTCAATAACCTGTATTAATGTAGCGAACCTCAGGCAGTAATCTTGATACTTGGCAATGATGCCTTTCACGTGTTCGCTATTGGATTTATTGTACTTGGCGTTCTTGTATTCAAACCATTCAGCGTACATGTTATTGGCTTCTTCTGATAGCCTGTAGGTGCGTTTGTCTGAATAGCGAAGGTGTAGTAGTTCGGCAAATACATTGTAAAAATCATTCTTCACCAGTTGCGGCGGCGGCGGTACGTGCCAGCCAGTTTTGGCCTGCGGCTCCGGGTACACGAACAGCCAACGGTGGAAAAAACCGTTATGCTCATTTTCTTCTTTACTTAGTGATTCCAGAACCCCCGGCTGAATCCCGCCCGCTACGGTGCAAAATGGCTCCTGTACTTTGTTTTCGTCACGGCTGATACGCTGCAATAGTATAGGGCTGCCTGACCACAACTCTAGCCACTTCTGCACCTCGTCACCTGCCTTGTATTGGTTCATACGCTTCAGGAACCCGCTTAACTCGTCAGCTACCACACAGCAGCCTGTAAGGTTAGCGGATAGGATTTTGATTACCATTTCAATGGTACTGTCCTTTATGAGCGTTTGCGGGAAATCGGGCTTCTGTGGTTCTTCATTGGCGTTCTTATCGCGCTTATATGCTGCCAGTTTATTTCGGTATTCTTCTACTTTGGCCAGATACCTGTCATAAAGCATCTGGTCATGTTCTTCCAGTGGCGAGAATGCTACCTTCATTGCGGGGCTTTTGCTGGCCCCCGGTGGTGCCACTACTGCGATGTAAAATATAGGCTTTACGAAGTACCCGTCTTTTGCCTCCAATACTACCGAGTTACCTAAGCATGTGGATAGGCTTGCTATTATGAACCCGGCTAAGTACTCATGTTGTATTGACTGGAAGCTGATATAGTTACGTATGCGCTCCGGGAATACATCGAAAGGGAACTTTAGCCTGTCAGCAGGTAATATCTGCTGCTGCGTTACCGGGGTATGCTGTATTAGGTCAATACCTGCGCTGTCGGCAATCATCTGTATTTCTTCTATGGTGCTGTGCCAGTTCTTTTTATTCTTATAGAATACGATCTTACTAGGGCTTAGGCTCCATGTATTATCACCCGACTTTGCGCTGTCGTGCCATGTAGGGAAATCGGCCATCGATGCTGAGAATATAAGTAGGCGTTTGCTATGAAAGTACACCTTTGCGCTATACATGGCCTGACTGCCATCTCTGAGAAACGGAACCCATTTTTTGTTCTTAAACTTATTTTGAATAGCAACAAGACCGATGCTATTCAACAATACCTCAAAGGTTTCATTAGATATTTTATTGTCGAATTGTAGGCATATGTTTTCATACTCTGTAGGGTATTCTATTACGGCTACCTTGTTCTGCCCTACAATATGCTCTTTGTCCTCATTGAAAACGGCAGCAGCCGAAACAAGTAAATCAAATTCATCTCGCGTCAGGAACTCAACATCATCAAAAGAGTTGTGTATCAATTCATATCCGGGAGAAGGACTGCAAAAGCATAGTAATCCCCCGGTGTATACAGATATTAATTCAGCGCCCGATTCCGTCCGGGCTACAGGTATTTTATGCGATAGCTGTTCAAACTTTATATAAACGTGATACCCTCCGTTTCTAGTTTTTTCAATGCAAACCTTTTTGAGTATACTTTCGTTTATTGATTTTATTGAGTTTAGCCAGATATTAAAAGCATCCTGATTACCGCCATTCTTAAGGTCAAAATCAATAAAACCATACGGCGGTATCATCTTGAGGGCTACAGCATTGAAGTCTTTAAACCCGTTACTTGTGAGTAGATCAATATACGCCTGATTGATGTTTACAACATTAGTGTCATGCTCAGGGTATTTGACAGCTACCTTGTTTTGCGTATCCCAGAGCAACGGCAACGGCGTAAAACCTAATCCGAAAAATTCAGATAAAATATTCTTATCCATAAATTAAGCATGTTTTATTGTGTTTTCTACCATTCAACATGCTTACTAAATAAGAATACTTATAGGTGTACGCTTTGCAAGCTTCTTTTGCACTATCGTAGAATATGCCCGTTTCTAAGCAAACTACTATTTTTTGTTTAGGCGGGAATGGCTTGCCTTTCCTAGCAGATGATATTTTATCCCTTGCTTCTATTGACTGAGTTCTGCCAAACATTGGATTGTTGACGCCGTATCTATCTCTCTGTCTTGACATTTTTGCGAAGTCGGGACGCGGCTTGCCATAAGCCCCGTTTCTATCACCAGTCCTGAGTTTAGCTTGATTGCTAAGTTTACTGCGCCATTCAGGTGAAAATGTTCTACCCTTCAACGCGGAACTTATTTTATCTCGCACTTCTTTTGAAGCAGCCGATTTTTTATCAGTAGGCTTAGGCAGTTGAAGGTTAAGTCCTGATTCAGATAATACATTGAAGTGGTGCCCCCAATACGCTTCCCTGATTAGCATGTCAGGTTCAGTGCACGATTCTACTATCTCACAGCTGTGATTATCGAATCCGTATTTTTTTAGAGAATGATATAGCTTAGTTTGCGATTTGCAATCTAGTTTTTTATATCTAGCCATCCGTTTTTTGAAGTCGGATGTGCTTCCTATGTATATCTTACCTGTAGGGGAAACAAGTTTGTAAATGCAGTGCATTATAGTTTAGTGTTTCAGAAGTGAGCGGTGAGTGGGTAGGTAGGTTATGCGTGTTATGGCTATATGTGTAACAGTAGCCAGTCTGTTAATGCTTCTTTCATTTGCTTGACAGATGGTCGGGGCTTCTTTTTGATAGCTTCACGCACAAAAGCATTTGCCACATTTTCATCGATACCTTCCTTTATGGTTGACCATCCAAACGTGTTAGCCACTTCGTAAGTTCCTGCAAAGTGAAACGGATATGGCTGTGTTGGATTGTATTCTAATCGTACTTTCATAAAAAAATAAAACCCCGGCAACGTGGTAGTGAAGCCGGGGCGGTTGATGGTTTAACATCTATAACCTGTATTATCTACCACAATATTACAAGCTAATTGGAAACTAAAGTACTAAGTATTATCCAACAAAGCAATCTTTTTCAAATACAGTTCATAAAAAGAATCAAAAGTTTTCACCACATCATACCAAAGCCCTTTTGATAGTAGTTCCTGCTCTCGTTTCTTTTGGTCGGGCGATTGGCTGTCGTTAATCTTTATTTCAATTGCCCACGGCACTCCAAAAGGATATTTAGGGTGTACTAACTTAGCGGATATATCTTCCGTTCCTGTCTTGGTGTTCGTTGGAATGAAGTTAACTTCTGTACTGTGCTGAACTTTACCACTAACTAAGTCATACTTTGGTTTTGCTTTCTTATTTATTACTGCCGTTCCTTTAGTATCTATCCTGTTTGCTTCATGACCATTCCATTCTAAGAACAACTTAACCATCTTAGTTAGCCTGCCGCTAGGCTTGCCATCTGGCAGATCGAATTTATAGTACCCGTCTTTGTGTGATGACGGGTACTTTTGTTTAAAGTCTGCTTCGTGAAGTTTGGCGTAAGCCTGTAATGCTTCAGACTTCTTATTGATACGAGGTTTTACAACAGCCTTACGGGGCTGTTTACCAGTTAGAAAGGAAGGTCGTCTTGCGTGGCAGGCGGGTTCTCTAGATATTCAGGTACCTTACCAGTTTCGGCACTTGGTACAACTATGGTCGATGCATTGGCAATGCCCCAAGCCGTAGCCTCTGTGTAGAAGTTACCATTGTATTCACGCGACTTGATATTGAAATGTACGCGCACTTCCTGACCTACCGCGAACGGGTCAAGTAAATCTGTCCTATCTTGCACGAATTGCAGTGCGACAAATTCAGGATATTGGCCCGATTTAGTTTCGATAGTGAAAATACGTTTTGCAAATTTCTCTGTTACTTGCTGGCGTTCGCCAATGTGCAGGATTTTACCTGTGATTTCAAGACTGTTTGACATTGTTGTTTATTTATTTTCTGGTTTGCAATATTCAAAGCATAGCGTGTTGGCCATCTGATTAAATGCTAACTGATCGCGCTGGGCGCTTTCATGCACAAGCCTATTAAATAAATAAGCAGGCGCTACATTCGCCAGTGCATGAAAGAACTGCTTAAAATTCTCTTCATCTGACAACTCCGATTTGTCAATATGCCAATCGTGGTCTTCGTTGGTTAGCATTTCACTTATTGATTGCGATATCTTAGCCGCATACTGTACCCATTTTTCTTCCATCTTTTTTCTTTAGTTTATTGTTAATTGAATAGTGTTAGATATGAAATGTACCATCTGATTTATACTTAGCCTTTACAATAGGCATCAATACTTGTAAACATTCCTCAAATGCCATTCTCTGACCTTGTAGGACATTTAAAGATAGTGCATCATGTACCGATGTTTGTTTTTGATGTTCCAAATGGTACTGTTTAGATGTAACATTTTTTAGGCTCTTTTCTATCTCCATTTTTACACCCATTAAATCCATTTCAGGCAAATCCATGAACATTAGAATGTCCTCCATTTTTTCGGTTACGTTTATAGATAGACCATTAAGTATTATGCACGTTCCACTACTTCCAAGTGCATCCATTAATACTACATGTTCAGTTTGAATGGTAATTGGCCTTAGCGTTTTACCATCTCTTTGCGTGAGTTTTATGAACATACTAATTTAGTTTTAGTTACATAATGTTTTGTTGGTTGTCTTTCTTCATCTAAGGTATTGCAAGCTAACATTGCTTCTTCTTCATCTTCATAAGATTCTATAACTACGCCAGAACTGCCTGCTGTTATTACGAAAACATCCTTGAAAGGCAGTTCTTCAGGAATATACCTACGCAACATTCCAATCAGCTTATACACTTCAGTTCTTTGAGCAAATGCATTGCCTCCAACTGCTCTTAACATGGTGCATATGTTTAGTATTGTTACCCTATCAACTTCTGTTTCCTTGTCCTCATAAAGTGTTTCACATAGGTTGTGCGATGTTACCTGTACAGATGTAAGCAATCCAGTAATGCGTTGTAGAACTTTTAGTGATTCGGTTGTGTTCATCGTGCATATTGTTTTAAGATGGTTATCAATGCGTGAAGTGCGTGTTTTTCAATGATAATGCTATTTTCACCTTCAGTTAATTCACTTTGGTGAATTTCAATACTTCCATCATTATCATAAATATCACATGCACCATACCAGTCCTGCCATAGTATTTCCTTGTGTTCTCTCATCATTGTATATATTTTAACCATTGTTCATAAACCTGATGTGATACCTGCGCTGCCATTACAGGGGGTACGGACATACCACAGATGTAGTGATATGGAAAGGATAAGAAATTATAGTCTTCCGGGAATGATGCCATACTTACTGTTTCGGTCTTGTTTGGCCTCCTAAATTCGTCAAAAAGATACATGCAATCTGAATTTGATGTAAGTGTGGGCGCAACCTTGTGCTTATGGATTAAGCAATTATTAAAGTGTGATGTTTTATTGTATTCCCGTTCCATTATGTCTTTAAATGAAGTATCTGAAGCAATGCGCATATCCCAGTATTGCTTCATCTTAAATCCATTCTTTATTGGCCTATCATTACCGTCATACAACACATCTGAAAACGGTATTTCTTCCTCATCAAACTCCATTCCCAACCCCGGCTTTTCCTCAAATAAATTATATACCTTATTGAACTGGCCACATAAATCGTTACGCAAAGCAATAAAAAACACCCTTTCGCGCTTCTGTGGTACACCCATTGTGCTGCTATCTAATAAAAAGTGCTGCACATTATAGCCTGCTGCCGTTAACTGATCATAAATGCGCCTTACATAATCTCGGGCTGCACCTTGCAATAACCCCTTTACATTTTCCGCAATTACAACTTTCGGTTGCAACCTTTTAGCCAGATCAATAAAGTCAAAGAACAAAGTATCTAACACCTGCTTTGCCTGCCCTTCTCTGAACTTCTTTTCTACACCCCAGCCATCTTCACGACTTCCTGCCATGCTAAAGCTGCTGCAAGGTGGTGAGCCGTCTAATATATCAAGGTTGTATAACTCTTCAGGCAATTCACTATTCTTAAACTCTTGTATAGGTGCTAAAAAATTGAACTTAGGGTTGTGATTAGCGACATAACAGGCATTCATTTTAGGGTCTATTTCATTGCAACCTATGACATCATATCCCGCCATCTTGTAACCCATTGTACTGCCACCACCGCAGGCAAAGCAACTAAAGACTTTCTTGCCATGATATGGTACGTAATTGTAGCCATCTTTAAGGAACCATTTGTAAGGGAACATTTATTTCAGTTCATTTAGAGCGTTAATGATTGCAAACGATGGAACGCGTTGCATTGCTTCTGCCATTGCTGTAATCAAGTCTAAATTATCCTGATATTTAGCGGTCATAGTAACGATTCCGCGAATATCTTTTAGCTCTATCACAGTTTCGCCTTCACGGTTTAGCCTTGTTGGTTTTTCTTGTGTGTACATTGTTACGCTATTAGTTGTGATAAAATGCCTTTATACTTTTCATCTTCAGGCGTTGTTAGAGAAAGGTTATTACCAACATGTAAAGTAAATGTGCTGTACGGCAATGGTGACAATGCAGATGCCAGTAATTTAGGGTAGAATCTGAAATCCTGCATCCCTTCGCTACCCGGAGCATCTATTGTGATCTCGTTGGTCTTGTTTTTGTCACCATCAAGTAGTTGAAGTAATATAGTACCGTCGCCCGCATCCTTCATTATTGCGGCCTTTTCAGAGCGCGGTATGCAGGTGTTGCAGAATAATAGCAGGTCGGACTTGTTAACTTGTATTCCGCCTTGCTGTATTTTCTCAACTGCAAACATAAAGTTTGGAACCTGCTGCGCTACCTTAGTAAACCCGTACTTCAAACCATCGGTAACAAAGAAGTCAGTATTATCGGTTGCGTAGTGGCTAACATCTGTCAGGCTACCGATAATGTTACAGCACTCAGTAGATAGCACCATTGGCGGCATAGGTGTATTGTGGTAGAATATTTTAAATCCGTCCGTACCTAATACGCCGTTTGCATCGCTTACCGGGTATTGCATCCAGCCTATATTTTTAGGGTCTACATACTTAGCGGCCATTGCCAATACGCGGGTATCTATTGGCGTAGCTTCGCCGCCTTCATC